GCACGAACAACTACGCCAACCAGAATTCCTCCACGAGTGCCTTCCAGCCTATCATTACGGACATTGCCCTTCCGATGGCATCCGGCTATGACTACCGAACCTTCATTGAATATGTCCCTACGGCGGAATACCGGCTCTCTGCCTTCACTGGGTCTCGCCAAGAGCTCCGGAACATTGATGTCCAAGTCTTCTGGAAGGCTCGTCTGGACAATAACCTCTATCCGGTTCGGATGTTCAATCTGTCCTCCGTGTCCATCAAGATGATGTTCCGAAAGAAGTCGGCTGGGAGCAAGGGCTACCAAGATTGAAAATACGGACAGAATAAAAACGGAGCAGTGAATATACAAAGATGTCCGCCGATATTGAGAAGTTGGCTGTTTTTGACGACCGCATCGTTCAGTCTCGCCCCAAGTATGCCGTTGAGAAGGGTGCCTTGTCCCTCACCAACTCGCCGTTCAACGCCATCGCAGCCAACGGCTCGCAGATGACTTTCAACATCAATGTGCCTTCCGAGAATGTGTTCGTGGATAGGGCGGTAGAGTGGTCTTCGGCTTGCTACCTTTCCCTTACGGCGACGCCGACGACCATCACGGCTGGGCAGCCGGTTGCCCTCTTCGGTCGTGATTTGGCACTGGCGGCTTTCCCTCTTCACTCCCTCACGCAGACGATGACGGCGACCATCAACGATACGACCACGACCATCAATCTTGGCGATGTTCTCTACGAGGTTCTCCGTCTCTCCGACTACAAGAAGAACCGCTCCCAGCGGACTTGCCCCACCTACCTTGACACCTATGCGTCCTACAACTCTGCCTACCAGACGAACAACAACCCTCTGGGCGGATACGAACTGGCGACGGACAGCGGTGTCGTGCCGAACGGTGCGTGGGGTCAAGTTCAATGGACGCTCCCCAGCGGTGTTCCGCTGTCTGGCAGTGGCACCTACACGAGCGGTGGCATCACGGTCTCCTATGTCGGTGGTGTTCCGGTGATGACGACTGGTGTTCCGGCATACCCTCTGTTCGTCAAGTTCTTCAGCACGGAGAAACTCGTCCTTTCGCCGTTCGTCTTTAGCGACACGCACGAGCAAGAGACCGGTCTCTTCGGCATCCAGAACATCCAGCTCGTGATGAATATGACTGCCCCTTCGCAGTCGGCGACTGCTGGTCGTGTCCTCCGTAGCACAACGGCTGGTGGTGTTGCCATCAGTGCCGTTGCCTACAACCAGACGACGGCGGCTGGAACGCCCTTCACGAACGCCCAAGTCAATGTTCAGTTCCTCACGCCGTCTCTGGACATTCCTCTTCCGCCCAAGAGCGTCGTGCCGTATATGGAGTTCCCTCGCTACATCAGCAACCAGAACTTCAGCACGGTCGGTGCCGGTCTTACGGTTTCTCAAGTGCGTTCGCAGACAATCACGCTTCCGCAAATCCCAGACCTTCTCATCATCTATGCGAAGCCGACGGCGTATGGTGCTACCGATGCTGACTACTACCTTCCCATCCAGCGTATCAGCGTGAATTTTGACAACTTCAGCGGTCTGCTCTCGTCCCAGACGCAACAGCAACTCTACGGTATGTCCTTCCGCAACGGTCTGGATATGGACTGGGAGCAGTGGAGTGGTCTTGCCACGACGGCGACATCGCCGGTCGGCAGTGTCCGCACGACTGGTGGTTTCCTCGTCCTCAAGCCGTCCCAAGACATCACCCTCCAGAGCGGTCAAGCACCGTCGCTCGTGGGCAACTTCACCTTCCAGTTCAACTGCGATGTGCTGAACACGAGCGGTGCCGACCTCTCCGCCCTTACGCTCTATGTCATCACGGCGAACTCTGGGTTCTTTGAGAGCATCAAGGGGTCATCTCGTGTCATCAAGGGTGTGCTTACGGAGGCGGACATCATCTCTGCTCCCCTTGCCCCTATGGGAACTCGTGGCGGTCTCACTCGTGCTGTGGGTGGCAAGTCAGTGCTTCACCGTCTTGGCAATATGATGAGCCGTGTCAAGGACCTTGTGCCTCACCTCAAGCATATGGCTGGTATGGGTTCCACTGGCGGTGCCTCAACTGGCGGAGGTGCGACTGGTGGCAAGAAGCACCACTCCAAGAAGTCCCTTGTCCATCGCCTTATGGAGTAAATAAAATCGTAGAACAGACTATAGAATGAGTGTGTCCGGTCTTCTTGCTGGAACAACCCTTGCGTCAGTAATACCGTTTGGAACAGCAACAATCCCATCTGGGTCATCCGGTGTTGTTGTTCCTATCCCCAATGATGCTATCTATGGTGATTGCGTCGTTTTCGCTACCCCTCAACCTTACAGTCGTGAGGGCATTCAAGATGGAACCGTAATCTCCGCCGGATACGGAGACTTCGCTTCTCTTCAAATCCAATTGTCAAAGCCGACTACACAAGCAGTAGATTTCACTTGGGCAATCATTTATCGTGGAACGGTTGGAAACTATCCTTAAACAAATCTCCACCCCTATCAAATGGAGCGACCCCTATCCATCAAAATACCCAAAGATATCTTCTCCGGTCAGAGTGGGGACGGCAATATCCTTCCATACATCGCTACTATCAAGATGGTCGCCTCGCACAGCACAAACCCTAACGAGCCAATTCAACTTTGTAAGGCTCATCCCAACCAGTTTATCTGTCTGTCTTGCGACAAGTTCTATACAATCATAAAGAAGTAAGTCGTCTCCACCCAACTCCATATGAGCATTAACCTAATGCTGTTATGGATTACCAAAGTAGATGGATTGCCAAGTTATTGGGACTGTAAGGGTCTGCCTTCCAGTTGCCCTTAATCTTCGTCGCCCTCTCCAAATACAGACGCCGTCTTGTCATTGCTGTGCGGTGGGGAACCAATCCTTCCTCTTCTGCCTTTGACCATAAGAGGAAGTCCATCATCCCCTTGCGTCCAAACCTCCGGAGACTGCCATCTGGAGTTTGGACTTGGAACTTATGCGTCTTGTCCGTCGCATACTCCACATCGCCCTTGATACCATACTCCGACGCCCTCTGACGCACAGCAGAAAGATACCAATCACGCTGTCCTCCACGCAAATCATTGTCGTGCTTTGGATTGCCATCTAAAAACGAATATACCCTTGCCATTGCCCACTGCTCCTTGCTCAACTTCGCACTCATAGGGGCATTGACACCCTTGACATACGACCCCTTCAACCGCACAGACGCCGGATTGGTTTTGTAGGCACCGATGCCTCTGTTATAGACCTCTTGTAGGATAGGCAGTGGCACAGATGACTGCTCGGAGAGTTCCTCAAGGGAATACCCTTCATCCGGCAAGTGCTGTTGTCCCAGATAATGTTGCCTATGCGTCTTCCCCATACCAGTATGGATGTGGAGTGCCTTCATCTGCTTGACGGCAGTCGCATAGGGGAGCGAATGGTTGCTATGGAATTGTCCGGTGGCAGTGGTCATAACCCTATACCCATCTGGGAGTTCTACAATCTCATACGGCATTACTACTATACCCTATATTTTGATGTAGGCAAATGTATCCTAAATCGCAGAGTTTGCCGGTTAGACAAGCAAACTTTGGGATTGATAGACAACTTTGCGATTTATACTACACGACCCTACACTACTCCTCCAAGACAATGTCCTTCCTCTTGAGACCCACATAGACGATGCCACACGCCTCACGCTTCCGTGCGACGCCGTTGAACTCCAATAGGGACTTGAAGGACGCATCGGCAATCTTCTCTATGTGCGTGTCCTCCAAGTATGCCCTCTTGAGGTCTGCGGAACCTATCTTATGGTTCTCGTCCTTTGTGATGTTGTAGTGCGTGTTCAACCACACCTTGAGCGGATTGTTGTCGTCAAGGTAGTCGCAAGTCGCCTCTGACACTGACTTGGGTTGCTTGAGAGACTTCAAGTCCTTGATGGTGGTATAAGTCTCCGTGAGCATCAAGCAGAACTCATCACGCCACGCATCGGACTTACAATGCCGTTCCTTGACATCTGGGTCGCCCAAGCGGTGGTAGGTCTCGGTCATCTTGTCCGACGCTACAAATTTGAAGGGGAACTGGATGATACGCATACGACGCTCAATACCGCCGTCAATCTTGCTCATCTTGGGGATGTTGTTCATCTGGAGGAAGACCTTGAACTGCGGAACATACTTGACAATGTGCTTGGAGTGGAGCGTCCGTGCCTCCACTGGGTCGCCACCGCTAATCTTCTTGAGCAGACCGCCTTGTAGTTTGTCATCCGTCTCCGGTTCCGTCGTCATCATAATTCGCTTACACCTCGCCTCCACAAGTGCCGGAATAGGTTGGTCTTTGCGTTCCAACGGTTTGGTGAAGAGGGTGTTATCCACCGAGTGGTAGTAGTCGCCGAAGACCACCTTGAGCAAGTCCGCAATGACGCCCTTGCCGTTGCCACCGGTTCCGGTGAAACCATAGAACTCCTCCCACCGGTTGCCACCGTAGAGGCACGAGGCGATGACCTTGAGTAAGTAGTCTTCGGTCTCCTTGTTCTCAAATAGTCCATACAAGAATGCCTTGACCTTCTTGCGGACTTCTGGGTTGCTCTTCTTGGGATACGCATACCCACAAGTGGTGCTTACAAAGTCCGTCGGCGAGAGCATACGGAAGGCACAAGTGTTGAGGTCAAACACGCCGTCCGTGAAGGCATAGAGATACCGGTTCATATCAATCTTCGCCTCCAAGTCCTCAAGTTCGTAGAAGGACGGTAGGAAGGCAATGACACCATTACAAAACTCCGAACTCCCAAACATCTTGTAGGCATTGTGGATGGAGGATATCTTCGCTTGGTGCTTCTTGAGCAGTTCCTTCTGCTTCTCTTGGTCGGTAATCTTGGCACTCTCCTTCGCATAGGTCGCCAGTTCCGCCTTCTTGGTGTCCATTGTAAGGTCTTGGAGGGTATCGGCGATATGCCTCTTGAGACCGGACGGTTGCGACTTGTCATAGTGCTTCCAGATGTTGGTCTTGGAGAGCGAATACCACCCAAGCGTCTCGCACCACAAATACCCATCCGGATTGATATTGTAGAAGTATTTGGCGATGTCCTTGTGGTTGATGAGGGCAATCAAATTCCAGAAGTCCATACGGTTCTCCATCAGACCCCAGAACGCAGAGGGATTGTCCGACTTGAGCCACTTCCAGAGGGTCGCACCCATCACCTTGCGTCCCTTCTCCTTTGCGAACGACGCCCACTTGTCCTTACACATCCGCTTGGAACCGGCACCGTAGCGTGGATACTTGGTCTTGGTCGCCGTCTCCCATACACCCATAGGCACACGCTCGTTGTAGCACACCATTCCAATCTTGACCCAGTCGTCGTAGTTCTCAAAGCGTTTCTTGTCCAGTGCCTCAATGACCTTCACGAGATTGGCATCGCAGTCCTCGTTGCGTGGTTCGGATGCCACCGTAGGCTCGGTCGCAGTTTCTTCCACCATAGGGACTTGAACCTCTTGCTCCTCTACAACATTCTTAACGCCACCGACATACCGTGCGTCCAGTTTGGTAAGGAACTCCACGACCTCATCCGGTAAGGAAATCAACTCCTCGTCCTCAAAGGGTTGCTTAATCCAATGATACTCTGCCACCGTGTTGCCCTTGTCATCTTTACACACGCTCGGTTCGCAGAAGATACACCCACCGTCATTGCGGACATCCAATTTGTCGCCGGTGGTCTGGACTATGCGGTCATCATACTTGAATACATAGTGAAAACCGTGCTTGGTCTCGGCGACCATATTACAATCCGCCATCAACTCCATCAACTCCTTGTTGTGTTCGCACTCTGGGTCGTCAATGTCAATGACCGAGCAACCGGAGGTCTTACCGGTAAGAATGGCAAACCCACTTGCTTTCTTATTGTATTCCTTACTGGTCTTCTTCTCCCACCCAGACTGGAACCCAAACTGCTTCTTCCACTCGCCCTTCTTGTTCTGCTTTGCCGTCATCATTCCGCTCATCACCACAAATCCAAGACGCTCGTAAAGTGCGTGGGCATCGGACATCTCGCTTCTACTATAATGAGAAGAGTTTTCTTTAGATGGATTTTCCGCAACGCCGGAGGTGGTTGCCGGAGGCGAGACATTTTTACCAGACCCAAGACCCCACGCTTCAAAATCATACTCGGCGTCGGACATACTGCTTATACATAACCTTATCACCCCACCTTTAAACCGATTATCATCATACCGTAAATATGTGCTGTGTATATTATACGACAGCGTAAATAAGTTAAATGAAGAAACTCAACGCTAAACGGTTTATACGAGGAAAAAAACCGGTTTTTTTCACGGTAAATCTCATATAGTAAGAATAGTCTTGCGATTAGATGATTACTAATCGTAAGAATATGCGTGGTGATACTTACTATGCGTAAGTAAATGGGGATAAGAGGATTTGAACCTCTGTTCTCCGGTTCAAAGCCGGATGTCTTGACCACACTGGACGATATCCCCTATGTAGGTCTGTGTAGCATTTTCCGCAGACTTGCTCCTACATAGGGACTATTATTTGTCCAACCGGCAAACTCTGCGATTTACCCTACATTGCCCTACATTCCTTGAGATTGACTACAATTATCTTGGCATCCATTGCTTTCTTATAGAAGACTGCGTGTCTGTAGGACTTGACCTTTCTCTCCAATCGTGTCTTCACTTCATTGTCCATTTCAGACCGTAGTGTCTTACAAAGTGCCATCATCTCTCCATAGACCTTCTCGTAGTGGGCGATTGCTTCATCTATGGTCTTCATCTTGCTATATAGGAGGATTACTTGAAGGCATTAAATATCGTCTTCATTGCGTCCTCCAGTTTCTTGACCTTCCTCTTGACATCCGCATTGATAGCACCTCCGGCAGAGGAGTTGTCCATAGGGTCAATCCTCTGGTTTTGTTCAGCGACCATCTTCTTCAAGAGCTCATTGAACTCATACACGGTCATCGCCTTCATCTTATCATTCATCTCTTGGAGGGTAGGCATTGGTATGCTCTATCCACACCCCTCGTGTGTAAATGAGTTTTCATCATATCGTAAATATGTGCTGTGCTTACTTCTTGACATAGACGCCTTGCTGTTCGCCGACTGAATGCCCCATCGCCTCTGCGTCCTTCTGTTGCTCCTCCTTGATGTCGCCATACTTGGAGGAAAGGTAGGAGTGCCGGAGCATAGAGCTACCCACCTTCTTACCGAATATCTTGTTGAGGATGCGTGTAATGGCATTGACAGCAGTAAGAGGTTGTCCATCGCTGTAGGTCAGAAACCGGAACTCGGTGTTCTTGGTAATCTTGCCCTTGTGAAGAGGGTGGTGCTTGAGCATCATCGCAATTGCTGTATGGAGGTCTGCCGGAACCTCTACGAACTGCGTCCCATACTTCTTCGCCGTCTTATACTTGTTGAAGACCATCTGATTGCCCAGAAGGTCAAGATAGTTCTTGTTCGCATCCATCTTGTCATTCCACTTGCCAACGACATACATATCGCTGTAGTCTTGGTTGCGACGAGGAGGAATGTCTGTATAGAGCGACAGCACGACAAGAGCAAGGAGTTCATTATACTGATTGGCGGTGATGCTCTTCATTACCGAAATCTTGTGGGCATTCTCGGAAAGCATACTACGCTTCTTCATTACATCCTCCCACTCAATCCAGTTCTCCTTCTGGTTCTCCGTCTTCTCACCGGAAGTCTCTTGCGACCGCACAGCATTGGACGCTGTCATCATCTGCTCGTGGTAGTGGTCATAGACCTTCTTGTATGTCGCCTTATCCTTTACCAGCGACAAGACCGAGACGATGGACGCAAGGAAGGTCTTGCGTGTGCTGTCCGCATATCCCTTCAGTTTCTCGTCAATGTCGGCGGTCTTGCGGAGGAAGGCAAGGTTCTTGAAGGGTTCGCAACCGTTCAGCGTCCAGAGGTTCTTGATGTAGAGCGACGCACTGCTCTCGGCAATCTTCTTCTCGTCAATCAACTGCTTGGAAAGGTTCAGCATAAAATCGCTTACTCTGTTCATCTGCTATATATACTCCGGAGATATTTAAGTTGGATGATTTTTACGCAACAGCAACCAACTGCTGTGCTTGGCGAAGGAGACTGTCCAGAGTGCGTCCGTGCGTCGTGAGGTAGGGCGACCCAGCACCGACGAGACCCTCCACCCTTTGCCGGAGATGCTCCGGAGGATTGAGTGCGA